TGTTCTTGATTTCTTCTTCAGCTTTCGCTGGAACTACAGGAACTTCTTCACCATTAATTATTACTGTTTTTTGTGTCATTGTTTTCTACCTTGTCGGTTATATTTCTTATAACATCTTTTTTTGTGTTTGTTAAGTCTTTTGGTATGTCTTCCCGGTCGTTTACGGGGTTTTGGACGTGGTACAAAATTTACAAATTTTTGTTTAGCCATTTTCCTGTGATCTATCTATTTGAGCATAACTAATTGTACCCTGTATTTTATTACTTCCTGTGGCTGCTTGTATTTTAATTTTATCACCCGCCTCTAAATTTATACCTGCAGGGGATGCATTTACTTGTGTTTTGGCGGCTAAGCTATCCCTAAAAAATTCATATTCATTATTTGAATCAGACGAATCAACTAAACTTGCATTGACATCTATTGCTGAAGAAGTATCGTTGTTGGCACAATAGATACTTTTTACAATTAGAGTTGCACTTGCAGGACAAGTCAAAACTACATTTAAATTTGTATCTGCTTGTTTAAATCCTTGGTTTTTATATTGTATTGTCATGATAAGAAATAATCAAATGCTGCTTGTTCATTTTTTTGATCTTGTTGGTATGAAGTATTAAGCTTATTTTGTAAATCTTCAATAGCTAAATTTATTTGTCGAAAAGATTCACTTGAATATTCTTGAGGTGGCTCAGGTAAAAATACTTGTACTTTAGCCATTATCTTCTACCATCAGGTTGTATATCAAATCTAAACATACCGAAACGCCAGCTCTCATCGACTGCACTATTTTCAATCTTAACAGCAGCAAGTCTACCTCTAACTCTTGTGTCCACCTTATCAGTAGTTGCTGAAATAGTAAATGGCCCTGCAGTTCTCTGGCCTTGAGCCGTGGTCACATCTGCGGGGTAATCTTTTATTACAAAGCTGACTTTTGAGTTACCATTTACATACTTAAAGTCAGGAATAAATCTTCTTACTTTTATAAAATATTCACCATCTCCATCCATATCTAAATCAAAATCTCCTGATTGTATGAAAGCAGGTATAGCATTTATTGTGCCATTAGCTAATACTTCATTAGTGCCTAACTCATGATCAAATACTCTTGAAGCTCCATTTGATACTCCCTGAATAGTAGGCACATTTGGAGCAATAGTAGAATCAAATTCAGTTGCAATTGGATCTTTAAATACGTGTGCGTCTTCGTAAGATGTCCTCGCTAAAGATGCTGTTGTCCAAGTGCCTTCAGCATAATTGTGTGTAACTGATCGATCAATTACAGTTGACGATGCGCTTGCATAGAACCATGTAATTTCAGAGTACAAACTATTATGTGCACCACATGTAAGTTCAGATCCGTTTGCAAAATTAAAACCAGGTGCACCATCATTAGTTTGAAATACAAAGTCTTCTACCAAAGATCCTAATGATTTAACCGTACCATCAAACACAAAGAAACCACCTGAGTCACTCATCCAATAGACACGACCATCCGCATAAACTATTGCATGTTGTCCAACACACCCACAGTTTGATCCAACTTGTCTTATACTGAAAGTAAACGGTGGCCCAATAAACTGCATTAGATATGCAGAGGTATCTGTCAATATTAGAATGTAATCTTTACCTTTAGCTGCCCCAACAATTTTAGTTCCGCTGTCTATTCTAAATGATCCTGCAGTGTTTGTTGATGTAGCTGTGTAGTCCGTTAAAGACTCTTGGTCTGAAAATCTTATAAACATCTTATCTTGTGTAACAGAACTTCCGATAGTTGTCTCTGTACCTAGAACAATCAAGTGCCTATCTCTGTCTGATACCATCGTCATCACTGATCTAGTCGGAGCTCCTGATACTATCGTTGCTCGTGTCGTCACTCCTGTATTAGGATCCCAAGAGAATGTCTCACCATTTTTTATTGTAGCAATTAACAACTCTCCATAATTATCTAATGACCATGTACCTGGATCTAGAACAGCTTGAGAAGAAGTTCTTGCTGTGCCCCATGTTGATGCACCCCATAATCCTGTACCCCAACCAAATCCAAAAGATTGAAACAAAGGTCCAACTTGAAAGTATGGCTTGATGTCTAATGTTCCGTTGTTTGTAGTCCCTGAACCTGTCTCAGCTGAAGCCATCGTGATGGTAAATGTTGTAGTCGTTGGTGCTAACTGCACCTCATATAATTTGTTATCAAAGTCTGCTGCTACGTAACCTGTTTGACCTGCATTAAATGATCCAGCATTTTCAAACATAAGAATGTCACCTGGTTCGAGGTTGTGGATCCCTGGAGTTGTGATCGTGACTGTCGTTGATCCATTCGTTGTTGAAATATTACAACCTGTCTGTGCTAGTGCAGGTTCAAAAGGAGTGATGTCATAGAAATCATCTCCATCGTATACATATAAAATTTTGTTAGTGCCAAAAGCAATATATCTTCTGCCTTCTAAATCAGCCCAACTATGCGATGCTCTTGCAGCACCGACTAATTGTTTGTTCATTATTTCTTGCCACCCGCCTATCTTTTCAGGCATTCCGTATCTAAAACGTACAAAATCGCCATCAACCCATTGGTTTTCGGCTCCTGAGCTAGAAGCTTGTTTATTAAAACCTGGTGCAAATTGTATTTTTCTTAATGGCATGTAGGTATTATACACCATGTGTGTATATCCATAAAGATAGCTAAAATTACTTATTTATTGAGATATTAAAAGCAATAGTAATTCTGTTCTTTTTTGATTTTTTTAGGTTAGGAACTGAGTGCTCTAAATATGCTGGAAATATTATTAGATCATCTTCTTTTGTAGCAAATTTAAAATTTTTAAACATCCAAGCGTTATGTGGAAGTGCACGATTTATTTTAGTAAATAGAGGCTGTCTATTATCTTCCAAAAAATTACACAAAAATTTTGAATTGCCGTTATAAAACAAAGTAGAATTATTTGTTTTTTCATCGTATTGAACGTAATGTATTGCTGAAAAATCACAATCTCTATGAACATGAGGTATCATATATTGATTTTCTTTCATACAAGTATAATTTACTATTTCAAAACTATAAGCAAAATTTTCCGAAAAAGATAATTTGTTTAAATAATTTTCAATATGTCTTTTATAAATAGGTAGTAAAGATTTGTAATCAGGTTTCAAAAAATTATTTATATTATCTGAATATGAATGATGCATAACACTTGTTATATCTCCCCGTGAATCCCATTCGTTTCTTTCTGGATCTTTTTTAAAATTTTTTTCTATCGTCGATATTATTTTTTTTCTACTATATCTTTCTTGTTTTAAAGATACTCTGTATAAAGGAAAACCAAATAGTTGTTCTAGCATTTAAAAAAAACCTCAGAATCTGCTTCACCTATTTTACCGAAAGGATTAACATTGAATGCAAGAGAATACCTATCCATATTTGATCTGTTGGGTAAAATTTCGTGATCTACATCACTTAAAAACAATATAAGCATATTGTCTACCACACTTATTGATGACGAATTTGAATTGAATGAGTTAAATTTTTTTACAGGTATGTTAAAGAATTTATTTACATATTTTCTAGTAAATTGTATTTTAAAATGTTCATGACCAATTGGATAATAAACACCACTTATAAAACTATTTGTATGATGATGTGGTTGTGAAAAGCCTCCTGGTTTAACAACGGTTGACCAAGAATTCAAAAGTTTAAACTTTACATTATATTGTAAAATTTCTTCAATAAAATATTTAACATTAAAATTTATTTCTTTTTTTAAATCCTTTATGTTTTTTAAAATATCTTTTTTTTCTGACATTTGACAACATGCGGTTGTTTGTTGAGTTAGCGCAGTATCAATATATTTAACCTTTTTTAAATGATTTAATATTTTTGTATTATCCAAATTTAATTGAGTTGCAAAAAAAGGCTCTGTAAATAGATCAAGCATTTGCATTTTAATTCCCTTTAAAAATTGTATTAAAAGAAAAACTAATTCTTTTTTCATTTGATAAATTTTGGTTTACAACATGTTTTAACCAAGATGGAAATATATAAATTACATTTTCTTCAGCAGGAAAAACCCAGGTTTTTGCATTTATATTATTAAAATTATTTTTCATAGAATCATGTATATAATCATCAATTGGTGAATCGTTGTAAAATGCAATTTCTCCAGAATTTTTTGGAACTTTTGCATAAAATACTCCTGATAAAATACTGAATGGATGGTGATGCATTAAATTAGAATCCTTATACTCATTTATATTACACCATATATTATCGACTTGTAAATTTGTTTTTAAATCGTAAACTTCTTTTGCAATTTTATTAATAGATATATCTATTTCTTTTAAAAGGGGGGATAAATTTTTATTTGTTTTATCTAAGTTTTTACTTTGAAAACCTCCTACATTACTTAACTTATTTGAATTCTTGTTTTTCTGTTGATCTAAAGAAACTTTTAAAAGATTTTTTAATTTTAAATTAAGCTCAACTCTATTTATAATTGTTGTAAAGGTACTTATATTATGTATTTTCATTTTTTATAAATATGTTTCTTTAAAAATTTAAAAAGACTTGGTTTTACTTTACCTATTTCATTCCATCTTTTTTTTCTTGATTCTAACAAATCAATAAATGGTTTAACAGTTATTCTAAACATCTCTTTATCTAAATACGTTCTACTCAAAATTGAAGAAAGATCAGTTGGTGACCAGTTCATTCCAGCTGCTATACAATGTAAACCGCCTTCGGTTTTGAATTCGAAATTATGACTTCTATCCAAAACTGCTTTAAACATACCCTCTGTATGAAGAGCTTTTTGGTCTATTAAATTTTGTTCCCAAGTTTTGTTAAAATGAGATTTCCAATATTTAGTATCGGTTCTGTGTGAAAGAGCATAGTGTAATGCAACAAATTCTGCAAAATTTTTAAATAAAATTTTTGATTGATATGTAAAGTTATCCTTATCCCATTGTGAAATTTTTTCTCTTTTCATATTTCTTATAAGCAACATTAAAAATTCATGTACAGTAAATAAACCATTACTTTCTAGTGGTTCGATAAAACCAGCTGATAAACCTATTGCAACAACATTTTTCACAAATAATCTTTTATGTATACCAACTCTCATCTTTATATTTTTGTAATCAGATTTATTTTTGGGAGCTCTCTTTCCTAAATATTTTTTAAATTCTTTTAAGGCTTCGTCATCATTAATGAATTTATCTGAATAAACATAACCTGTCCCTATTCTGCTCCATAAAGGTATATTCCAAACCCATCCATTATTAATAGCTGTGCAGTTTGTGTAGGGAACTAATTCTTTATCTTTATTTTTATATTTGATTCGAGTAGCCCATGCAGAATTATTTGGTAACAAATCCTCATATGATTCAAAAGGCTCTTTTAATGTTTTACTCAATAATAGTGATTTGAATCCTGTGCAGTCTATATACAAATCAGCTTTATATTTTTTATTTAAACTTTTGATACCTTCTTTGTTTGTTTCTATAGAAACTATTTCTTCCTTAATATGGTTTACTCCTTTAGGCAAACAATAGTTATCTCTTAACCAGATTCCAAATTTAGTAGAGTCAAAATGAAAAGCACTGCTTTTCTTAAAATTAAAATGAATTTCATTATTCCTATTGTAATCCATTGTATTATTGTTTATCAAACCCATTTGTGGATAATAAGATTCGGCATATTCATTGTTAGGTGTATTAGGTTTGAGAAATTTTTTGAACCACCAATCATTTAAACCTGCTTTACTACCAACAGTGTGAGGTTCACCAAATGGGTAATGAAAGAATTCTCCTTTTTTGTAAAAATCCGTAAATTTAATACTTAATTTATAACTACCGTCTGTATGTTTTAAAAAATCATGTTCATTAATACCTAACCATTCTGTCCAACTTTTTATACCTTGAATGGTGCTTTCTCCTACACCTATTATAGGAATATTTGGAGATTCTATTACTGTTATTTTTTTATTAGGAAATTCTTTTATTAAAGTTGAAGCAGTCATCCACCCTGAAGATCCGCCACCTACTATAATTATCTTTTTCATTTTATCTGAAAGGTTCTCCTAAAAACCAAGAAACTAAACTATATCTTGTTCCTTTTTTAACAGGAGTTATTCTATGAAATAAATTAGATGGAAATATAAGTATACTTCCTTTTTCTTTAATTTCTTTTATTGTTTTAATATTTGGTTTTCCATCAGATCTGTCTCTAAAATCAAATTGAAAATCCCCGCCTGTAAAATCTTTTTTATCAGATAAACAAATAGACATAGATAATTTTCTATTTTTTCCTCTAAAGTTTTCAAATTTATGATCTATAGAATAGGGCTCAGATAAAGAATCGCAATGCCAGCCATAAAAATTATTTTTTTCATAAGAAGTAAATTGACAAGGTTCTGCCCAATCATATTTGAAATTCCATTGTGCATTAATATTTCCAATATTTGCAAATTGAAATATAAGATCATACAGCCATTGATGTTCTAACCAAACAACTTTTGAAGTTCTAATTTTTTTGTTGATACTATTTTTTTTACCTATTTTAGCTTTTTGTTTTTTTTCTGCTAAACCTGCTTGTATAATCTTATCACAAGTTTTTTCATCTAATACTTTTTGAAATATCCAGAATCTATTCTTATACATTTTTTAGTGTTTATACTAAAAAAATATTTAATCAAGATTATTCAGAAGATGGTTGTTCTCTACCATCTACCCACATACCTTCTCCTGTATCAACATCAGTTAAGTTCCATTTCCAATGTCCCTCTGTTTCAGGTTTTGGAACAGGTGGAATATATGTATATGTAGAGTCATCAAAAATCCAACTTGAGTATTTTTGTTCTGGTATAAAAGAATCTAAACTAGAATCATAAGTACCCCCTACTTCTGCGTAATTACCTCGAAAAGCTTTTGTTTGATCTGTAGATAATTCAGAAGAAGAGTTAGCTTTATAATGTTTTCTACCTCTTGTGTTATATGAAGTTTGTTTATATGTAGAATTTGGGTGTTCATTATCATATAATTTATGACAAAGATCTATTCCAAGTTGTTCATTTTCTAAATTATTAGAATCTAAAATATCTTCATTAGATATAACAAGTACATCTAAAACTTCATTATCACTATTTAATCTTGCAAAATGAGCCATTATTGAAATTTATATCTGACAATTACAACACCAGATCCTCCTGATCCACCACCTTGAGAACTTCCTCCTCCACCAGCTCCACCACCGGTGTTTGCTGATGCGGGTTGTCCAGACTGACCGCTAGGGCCTCCATTGCCTCCGCCTCCGCTTCCTCCAGAACCAGCAGAGCCTCCGATTCGACCTCCGCCGCCACCTCCAGCATAGGTACTTCCGTTTAACCATTGACTTCCAGCACCGCCATTAGATCCACTTCCTGATCCACCACGGCCTCCTCCGCCGCCGCCTACTGCGTTACCGCCTCCAAAAAATGATCCAGACGCTCCAGAATTACCTTCAGATGGACTAAAACCACCTAAGTTTCCGCTACCACCGCCTATTTGGTGACCTCCGCCACCTCCAGATCCTCCTGACTGCCCGCTTCCAAAAGCGCCGCTTCCGCCAACACCTCCACGAGAGCTAGTAGTACCGAACACCGATGATGATCCTCCATTACCGCCAACTGTTACGGGATAACTTTGTGCGCTTACTGTGCCTGATAAATTTCTAAAACCGCCTGCGCCACCGCCTCCGCCTGCTTGGCCGCCACCATTTCCTCCGCCAGCAACCACTAAGTAATCAACAGCGTTTCCATAAGTAGAGTCTGATCCAAGTTTTTCTACAACAAAATTGCTTCCACTATTAAATGTATGATATCTAAAATCGCCAATATCAGAAATTGAACCTCCTGATGCAGTCATAAAAGGTGCCGACCCTCCAGCGAAACCAAAACCTTTGTTTGATGCTGCTCCAAAAGTACTTATTAATGGCATAAATTAATATCCTCCTATTAAGCAAATTGTGTTTGAGACGCTAAAACTGTAAATGTTGCATCACCCGTTTTTATAACAGTATAAGTGTAAACATCAAGAGAGTTAGCATTTCCTTCTGATGGAGCTGATCCTCCTTGATATTCTGGAGTAACGCTTGATCCATCAATTTGCACTGCTGAATTATAATAAGCAGTTCCACCTTGTTTTACAATATGTGCTATTGTTAAAGATTCACCTGCATCCATAATGCTGTTTAATGTAGTTGAACCGTCACCTCTAATATTAAGAGTCCAATTAGCTGCAGCGTCTGACGTAAAATTTAAAACTGCTTGAGTAAGTACGTCGTAAGCAATAGTGCCTGTAGCGGCTGTTGCTGCAGTTGTAACTTTTTCAGCTGTTTGTTGAATTTTAGCTCCGCCATTTAAAGTAACTCTTCCAATACCTTTAGGAGTTATATTTAAGTCAACGTTTGAGTCACCACCTATTGCTGCAATTTCAGGAGCGTTTCCTGTCGCTGCATTAGTAAGTTGTGTATTGTTTACAGCCGAACCTGTTGTTTGAAAAGTTAACTGCTCATTACTGTTTTCATCAAGAATATGGTGATCATCGTCAATAATAATGTTATGTGAATTGGTATCTAAGTTGCCACCTAATTGAGGTGTTGTATCTTCAACAACGTCTTTTAAGAAAAATACATCAATAGCGTTTGTGCCATCAACGTAGATTACGTGAGTTTTACCTTCAACAAGAGTCACGCCTGTACCACTAGCAGTTTTGAAAGTTAGCGAGTTACCAGATCTTGTAGTTGCGTCCTGAACGATGTAAGTTTTTTCTATACTATCTGGACAAGTTACAACTCTATTTCCTGCTAAAGTACCTGTAAGCTTTAGTACTGCATTTCTTGCGTTTGATATTGTTCCGTTAGTCATAGCAAGTGTAACGTCAGATGAAGCACAATCGATCGCTTCAAAACCTGCTATTGCTTGTTGGACTAAGTTTAAATTTGTGTTTGTTTTATCACCCCATGTTCCAGAGTTTTCCCCTGTGACCATTAGTTCGAGTTTTAAATCTGTAGAATAACTAGATGCCATAATTTTTTATCCTTTTTAATATATTTAAATTTTATTCATACTATGCTGCTATGTCAACCACCGTCCAAGTTGGCTCCGTTCCAGCGTCTACGACAGCCCATGCATTAATACTCATTATACCTGATGAAGCAGTCATTGTCACTCCCGTAGGTATTACAAGCTGACTAATACCAGCTAAGAAATCTCCAATAACAATGGTTCCGACACTATTTCCTGTAACATTTACTCTTACATTTGTAAACGCATCCTCATCACCCAATTGGACTGATAATGCTTGACCTGTTACAGAGACGTTTGCGTTACCTGTTATTGAAACGCTTCCGACAGAATTTGCTAATGATATACCTGTTAAAATTACATCAATACTTGGTACTAAAACTGCATCTGCTCCAATACTTATATCGTTACCAACTGATTGACCCCATTGTCCTGCACCCCAAGCTTCTTTACCCCAAGGTAGGGTTGAAGCAGTTGAGACTGATACTTGAACCACCTCACCACCAAAAGCTGATCCGAGAGTTGTAGTCGCTGTTGCAGCAGTTACATCGTAAATAGTATTTTGTTCAAGTGTTCCTGCGCTTGTTCCAGCGCTTACACCTGTTATTGCTACTTCTGCAGTTATTGAGAATGAAGGAGATCCAATAAATAAAGTTACACCGTCTCCAACACCCCAGAATCCTTGACCCCAAGGCTCTGTGCCCCATTCGTCATTTACAGGTGAAGTTACAGGTACTTCAACAAGTTCTCCTGCAAATTCATTTCCTAAAGTTGTGGTTACAGAAACACCTGTAGGTAAAACTAAAGCACTTGCACCTGCTACGGCACTTGCAACAGTTGGTGTTAGACTTATCCCTGTAAGAGACGTAGTTGCTGAAGCTGAAATTACAGGTGTTCCAATATTTGCTGTTAAACCGTCACCAATTCCGTAAGCACCTGCTCCCCAAGCCTCAAAGCCCCAAGCATCTTTTGTTGCAGTAGATACAGGAACTTCAACTACCTCACCACCAAACTCATTTCCTAATGTGGTTGAGAGTGAAGAACCCGAAACTTGATATGTTGCAATATATGATAATTGTCCCGTAGAACCTGTTAATGAAATTCCAGAGAGATTAACTCCCGCACCTGCTCTACCTATTGAAGTACCAAGTGTAGAAGCTAACTGCACTCCTGTAGGACTCACTTCAGGTGATTTTAAATCACCCCATTCACCTGCACCCCAAGTTAAAGTTCCCCATCCAGGTACTTGTTGAGCATCAACTGAACCTAATGAACTGCTTAATTGACTTCCTGTTACATCAACATCTAAATCTCCAAGAGTAGTCCATGCACCAAATCCCCATGTCTGTGCTCCCCATGCATTTTGAGTAATATCAAAAATACCACCCATACCAATTCCATGGACATAACATAAATAATAAAAATCAGATTCAGAAGATGGAGTTACTTCAACGTATCTTGTTGTGGCAGCGTTGAAAGTGGTTGTGTTGGTGTAGTTGGCTTGATTACTTGCACCATCTAAGTAATAAGTGACACCAGATGAAATAATTCCACCTGTGTTTGTTGTTGTAGAAAATATTAAAGGATGGCCATCGTTTGAGTTATCACTTTGCTCAAATCTTAAAGTTGCGCCATTGACCCAAGTTACTGTGCCAGGTCCTGTAGCGTTTCGGGCACCGTCTAAATAATAAACGTTACCTGTCCCGCCTCCGTAGAGGTTGCCCGATGCTACGGTTACAGAATAAGTGTAATTTGCCATAGCACCGGCTCCCTCCTAAATTATGCGATTCTCAATATTGCTGCCGAAGAAGTGAATGCTGGGAATTGTATAGTAAAAGTTCCAGATGTTGCAGTTTTATCAGAACCAAAATCTAAAACACAAACTGCTTTGTTAGCTTCAGTTGAGTTATAGATTAAAGCTCCTCTCGCAGTAAGTGTTACTCCTGTGAAAGATAAATCTGCAAAGTCTACAATCGCGACTCCGCCTGTTGCTAATGAAGTTTGTTGTGATGCTAAAGTACCGCCTTTAGCTGCATATTGTCCAGACGCTGATACTTCACCTGTTGCTGTGTAGGCTGTAGTTGCAGCGTTAATAGTTGCTGTTGATTTATATAGTGCTAGTTTAAAAACGTCACCACCATTTTCTAGATCATGAACTCCTTCAAGGATTTCTTTTTTGAAACTGTTGGCTACTGCTTGTGTTATTGCCATGTTATTTTCTCCTTATAAATTTTAATTATTCGGTGAAGGTGAAGGTATCTTGACCCTTGGCACCCCATCCGTGTACTCATCCCTACGTCTTCTACCCATTTGTTCTAACGCAAAGCTTTGTATAGATACATTATACTTGTCTGAATAGATTTTGTACATATCCATGGGTCCTTTTAAAAACTCATAAGCCTGCATCATAGTTGCGTAAAACAATAAATCTGGAACATTCTCTGAAAGATAGGTTGTAGTATTTGTGGAAGATAAATGATCAGGAGTATAAATGTAACTTAATTGTACTTTAAAATCTGTGCTTGGAGCAGGAGCCATTATTAAAGTTGTTTCGTTCCAATTAGCATAGTATTTAGGAACGCCTTTTGTTTCGTTATTGTTGAATTCAAATATAAAACTTGTATCTCTTTTATCTAAATACTCTTTTGTAGTTGGTGTTTGAGTGCTATCGAATACTAAGAAAGATCTTACGATTATAGCTCTTCTTGTTGAAGTCAATCCAGATGATGATGAAACATTAGGTAATTTTAAATATGGTGAATTTGTTTGACAGTTCGCAGTTGCATATTGTCTTGCATAGTCTGCATCTACCTCTCTAAAAATTCGAAGTTCTGCGTCACGAATCATGTCATCAACAATAGCATCAGTAAGAACTGAGCTATCAACTTCAGTGTAATTTCTAATTTTAGTTACTAATTCAGAAAATGTCATGATATACTAATTGTAACACTCCCTATTGAAGAATTCACCTGTCTCTTCTTATTTTCCTCTAATGGATCAATAGATGGTTGCATACCATTAGATGTAAATTGACCTGGCCAATATTGTGGATCAAGATAAACAACCACAGGTGCAGCTCTTTGAATTCTTGCATTGTATAACGCTTCAGGATCTGCCATATGCGGCTTTGGATCTAATTGTGGATGCTTAGCTTCAAACTCTGATATATGAACTAATGAACCATTCCATTCTTTAACCATTTCTCTGTATGGGAATTCCTGACCAGAACGGTCGGATATAGATTTTGCGTACTTACCTCTTGCATATGCCATAATTAACCTTGTGGATAATAAACATTAGGTGTGATGTATACAGATGTTCTTTGTCCATCTTCATCTAATGCTCTTTTAAGTTCATCTTCATATAATAATTTAAGTGCTTGTATTCTATCAGGTGCAATTTTTTGTGCTAAATAAAATGCTAAACCTGAAACCATACATGGAAAAAATCTAAATGGCATGTCTGAAGTATTAGTGTATGCGCCTACGTCTTCAATTCTTGCAAGATAATAATAAAATATATTTGTTACTGCTGATGTATCAGGAGCCAAATATAAACTTATTGTTGGTGTCAATTGTCTATCAACGTAATATTGAGAAGGTGTTCCTGTCTGTGTTTTATTAGGAATTGCAATATACTCTGATCTTGAAATTTTAGTTAGAGTTTGTTGATTGCCTCCAGATGTGGTGACAACAGCTTCAAGGACGTCATTACAATCACTTGGTGTATTGTATGTGACAGAACCATTTACTAAAGTTTCTGTTTTAGATTTTACTTTCCAGAGATTTATACCTCTGTTACCCCATTCAGAAAATAATAAGTTTAAACTTCTTCTTGCAGATTTGATATTGTTACCAGAATTAGTTCTTACGCCACATCTTTCGTAAGCTTCTTCAATAACCTCATCAATTGTAATATTAAAACTTGTAGTTCCTGATGTAGCCATGACATGATCCTAATTAAATTTTGCCGTGCATTTTGTAATGCTTTTTAGCACCACCCATTAAGCCACCAACTTTAGCTTTTTTCATTTCTTTTAATTTTTTAAAATCTTCACCTTCGATCTTATTTGGATCTCCAGCTACTTTTGCTATTTTCTTTTGTTTTTCAGATAGTTTTTTCATTACATTACTCCTTTAAAATTTCCGCCTTTAACAGCTATACCCATGCCTCCACAAGACATTTGTTTTGGCTTAATTGGTTTATTTTTTTTATTCTTCTTTCCTTCCTCAGTTGCTTTTCTGAGAGCTTCAAGATATTTTTTATATTCAGTTGCTTCTTCCATTATGTATCTATCATACCACCATA